AGCGGATACAGTTGCTCCTGCTATTGCTGTTACAACTTCTGCTTCTTTTGTTACTGTTCCACCACTTACATTATCATCTACATATTTCTTAGTCGCTGCGTTGTCATCACTTACTGGTGTTGGAAAGTCCCATGAACCTGTTACTACTTCATCATTTCGCTTGAAAGTAGCTTCGTTATAGAAACCTGGGGGATTAGATACCACAAAACTAGAACCTCCTGAGTGAGATACCTTATAGGCGGCGTCTGTTGCGTATGTTGATACTGGATTTAAGCCCCTAACCAATCCCGTGATAGTAGCTGTCCCGTCTGCGTTTTGAGTGATTCCTGTAAACGAAATAAACTCTTGTCGTGTTGACCCTGGTTCCAGTGTTGCATATCCAATATCACCAAAATCAGTCATGGCTATTGAGGTAGCCGATACTGGTAATTTAAAGGACGTAAGGGTTAAGGACGTTGCTGTTGAGCTTACGCCTGATCCTGCCAGTGTGTGATTTTTTGATCCTACAAATTTGAAGCTCATAATTTAGTTATATTATACCATTTTTTAACGCTTGATTACAGTGTTTTGTCTCCTAGATTTTTGCACTGCTGCGCCTCTACTTATAATCGCCCAATACTTGTCTACATCGTTTGTCTCATAAATTTCCTGCATCTCTGTGAAGTCTGTTCTTAGTACTTCAAAGATGACTCTAAACTTCGATGTATTGGTTGGAACACTTAGTGATCCTCCTAGAGGGCTAACACCGAACGGTTGATGGCCAAGAGATACATTATCTAAGCTCTCTTGTAGTAATCCTGAGTCACTACCTTCAATTATTCGGGTGTATTGGTCTGTGTGCCCACCAAAGTCATAGTTTAAAGTTAAAGTAATGTCAGTCGATGGTGATATTTCCCCCTCAGTAAAGTGTTCATCGAAGTTTTTCTGGTTCACTCGGTCGTCATAATTCCTGTAAGAAAACTTAGCCACACAGTCTATCGCCATCTTTTCATCGTCAGAGTTTACGTCTGAAAATGAGTCCGGATCAAACAATCTATACGTTTCTGGCACATTGGCCGAATGAGCGTATAAAAGCCCGTTAAACGGCGAAAATGGACGAATAAACATGATCTGTGGTGGTTGCCAAAACCTTCTAAGCCTCCCATCAGCGTCTTCTACATATTCTAGGATATAAACTCGTCCATTTGTAGGTGATGAAAGATGGTAAGCATTTCTGTACCATGCTGAACAAGCATTGGTCCAATCCTCACCGTCTATATCTGGCTTGATCGGGTTAGAAAGAGTCCTTGGTTCTGCCCCCCCTTCTATTTGACCAAGTGATACTAGTTCACGCACAGCTGGTTCAAATGATAAATAAACAATGGATTGTCCGACTTGTTGAATAACCTCTTGAGATTGAGCTGATTGGTTGTCTCCTGCTTGGTATTTCTTAACCTTTAAAGCTTCTGTTTTTAAACTTCCAACAGTAATCTCTATAGGCTCTACTTGGTACATGGAACTTCTACCTGCAAACACCACAAGCTTGTCACCTAGCACTCCATAACCTTTAGCTGGGTTATCTAAAGTAAGAATAGCCCCCTCTCCACCCGCTCTTGGGGCTGAAAAAGTATAGTCTGTATAGTCATCATTAGCTGATACATATACCTCTTCATCATTATCGCTTCCTACGCACACCTGATTTTCAAAGACATAGATATTATGATTATTCCTATTGGCGACTGGTTTGTTACTCGTAGTAACTACTTTTTGAAATAAAACATCACCAGCTATTATGTCAGTTATGTTGTTTAAACCTGTTAGGGTGGTAGTCCCCTCGCCTCCAGTGTAGGTATGTTCATTGCCATTACGAGGATTTATAAGGGTTTTGTTTCCTGTAGTGTAAAACCTATTTTCAGCCCAAGTTGCGGTGCCTGCTTTAACGATAGAAGTACCGCTGGCACTACTCACTACAGCTACCGCGCCATTCCACTCGTAGATATTATCGTCACCCCAAACAGATAAGAGTACGTCTATGACTTCCCCATCATCATACCAAGGGGCAAAGCGGGGGGTTGCGGTTGTGCTCCAGCCGTTAGCCACACGATAGTGAGCATTTAGCGCTGTAGCGTCCACTGTGCCTAGATAAACCTCTAATTCATCATCATATGCCCTAATCATCAACTCAGTTCCTGTAGAAGTCCCCCAAGTTAAAGCTTGACGTACACCAGTAAGAGACGAGTTAGCGGCTCCAAACCTGCTAAACCCGTTACGAGTAGTTACTTTCCTTTGTCTGTCAAGCAACACATTCTTAGAACCAGCCACTAGGAAGCGGGGATCAGTGTTTGTTTGAGATTCAGCAGAGTTGTACTCTATTGCCTCACTAATGGTTTGAAAGTTTTTCATCGTCTAAATCTAGGTGGTGAATACCACGATGTTATTGCTTTTTTACTTTGTGACGGGTACTCAGAACGATACTTAGCGTAATACCCCACTCGAAGCATTGGATCAGACGAACTAGAGTCGCCATTTAACCTCTTACTAGCTATAGCAATGTCAAAAGTACTGTCTTCACCCTCCATTTGTTGAGCCATTTCGATAAGAGCTTCATTTAAGAAGATATTTAATCCCATTTCATCAATCATCACGCTATCTGAAACGTCGGTCGGTTGAGCAATCCATGTTCCACTAGAGTTTTGGAACAAATAGCTTCCGTAATATTTAATGTCAAATGGTCGGCCTACAGATACAGTTATATTGTCCACTCGAATATCCGCTATAGCTCCTGCTACGGTAGTGGTGAGTTTAAAAGAATCAATCGTCGCGGGGTCTACTGTTCCAGTTTCAGTAGCGGTGCTCCAAGGAAATTTAATTAGGTTCCAACCCACTTTAAGGGCTGTGCCGTCTGCTTGAGTAGTCACGGCAACAGATGTCCAATACTTGGTAGACACGTCATTACCCCAAATTGCTATAAAGGAGGTTAGGTTGGCTGTACTAGGCAAGTATACCCTTACCCAGAAATCAGCCACCTCATCCCATGCGGACAAGTCTAAGGAAGTTAAAGAGGTGTTTCGGATACCATCACCAGTAGCGGCAACATCAAATTTCAATGAAGCAGAGCCAGAGAACTTATAAATCGTGTCTGCCACCAAGTTTGTGGCTGTAGCGACAACACTCCAATCAGTGGTCGCATTAGCTTCACTCACTGTTTTAGGCGGTGTTGTTCTCCAATTAACCCTAAGATACTTAGCGCCATCTTTGCTTTCTACTGAAATAGTTCGATCGGCGATGGCTTTTTTAAGGTCAAAGTTACCTGCATAGCCCCTCTTTGAAAAGTCATTGATAGTCCTCTCGTCTTGAGGAACAAGGTCAATGATCTTTTTATAGTCACTCGGTAGAGAATAGTCGTAGACGTCATCGTGAATGATTTGAGTCATCGCCTGAAGCCTCATCGTGGTGATAGGGTCAGATTTACTCATCACGGTGTTAGCCACACGTTCGTATAACGCAAATTTGTTGCGTATTTTAGCTAAGGTAGAGCCATGCCCCATTCCAACTAAAGATTCTTCAATTTGTTGGATTGTGTAGCTCATTACCCTTTAGCGTAAACTACTGTGATTAAAGTGTTGGCTGCGGTCACAATACGAAGGCCAGTTGCAAACTTACAGTTAAATTCGTATGAACCTACGGGCATTGAAGCCTCAAGTTCAGCTAAATTAGTAGTTGTACCAGTGATGTTGTCAATTACTTTAATTGATCCCGCTGCGTCTGTACCTATAATAATCCTATGTAATCTACCTGCCCCAGTGTAAACCTGGGTAGTTGTTGCTGTTGAAATGTATGCGTATGAGAAGTCGTCTCTTAATTCTGCCATGATATTTTGTTGTTAGTTTGTAATAATTTCTTGTCACTAGTCCCTGATTGTGCCCCCAAGAATGCTAACTTAGGGGCACTACAGAGGCTAGTCGTTAGGACAAGATCCGTAGCTAGAATACATCGCTCCAGGCGTCGTTGACGCTTGGAACTTCTGCGCTGTATCCGTAGATGTAGCGTAGAACTGGAAACATCCAGCGATAAGAGTAGAAGTAGCGCTATTTGAAGTTGTTACATCAAATGTGCCACCACCTACTGTTACATCTCCCGAAAGAGTTGCGGCTCCAGTAACTGTTAACGTGGTTCCTCGTACCTGTCCTGCTGAAGCAGAAGTCGAGTCTGCGCTTAAACCGTTAGGAAAGCGTGAACCTGCTAATGTAGCTGATTGATTATCACCAACCAGCCAGTTTGCACCTATAACACAGCCTACCAAAAGAAGGGAAGCTACTGCTACAGATGTAATGATTGTTTTATTCATTGTGCTAGTTAGTTAGTTGATAATTATGCTGCTCCTGTCAAACCTACATATCCACACCAGCTTCCTGGGAAACTGATCTCGTCAAACGAGTATCGGTAAACCCATGAATCAGTTGTAGAGTACATAGGTTCTTTCAATGAAGAGCTGTAATCAGAGTAAATCTTTCGATTGATCTGGTGTTGAGCTGAAACAATGTGAACCGCAGTAGCCTTGTTTGTTCCTAAGTCAGCTGCTGAGTTAAGGAATGTTGACTGACCGATAGCAACTTGTCCATAATCTGTATCGAAGATGTTTAAGTTGTTTTCAGCTGAGTCAGCAATAGCTTCTGAGTTAAGAATTTCCTTCAAGTGCTTGTACTGGGTAGCACAAGTAAGTACACCATTAGGAAGGTAACCGTTTACTTCACCGTGTTGGCCAAGCTGTGTTTGCAAAGAAACAAAGCCAGCCCAAAGCACGTCTGGTGACAAAGCTCCAGTCTCCAAGTTGTCTACAGTGTCTGATCGTAGGGTAGTGTGAGAGTTAGAAGCTAAGTTTGCACCGTCTGGTGTTGAGTAAGAGTTACCGTCAAAAGCGTCGCCATAGGTATTAACCATGGCTTTTTGGTCACGGGTTCGCACTACTGCGTCACCGATTTGTCGGCCTATTTCAGCCTGTTTGTTGGCTCCATTAGGCCCTACTGAGAAAGCTTCTGAAGAAACCGGAAGATCATTCATGTTCTTAGTAAGCTGTACAGTAGTTTTGTTTCCAATGAAGGTATTTACTACTGGCACTTCTGCTTGTTCCGCAACCTCATCAAGGTTTGGAACACCTGCATCTTCATCCCAGATAAACGCTCGTTGTGTGATTGAGCTCTGCTTGAAGAAAGTACCGCTAGCTGCACCTACATAGGAAGGTTGTGAAGATCGTTCTGCCTCAGTCTCATATACAACAGCATCAATGCCTGTTTGTACTGCGTCTGGGCTTAAACCACCTGTGTGTCCGCCTGTAATCATAATAATTTATTGATTAAGTTGATAATATTAAGTTGCTTATTAAGCAGCAACGTCGTTTCGCATTGCTCGTGCATCTACGATAACACCAAGTTCACCTTTAGCTGTATTTCCATCTTCAATACGAAGACCTGAAGTATCAGCGGCAGCTGCTTGGTCGATGGTATAAGTGGTTGAGGTTAAATCAAACAATACAACATCTCCTAAGATAGCCAAAAGCTCCGCAGCAGTATCAATTGCAGCAGCACTTTTAGCTTTACCCCAGATTTCTGAGAAGTTAGGGATTGGTCGAGTAACAGAAACCTCACCAGCAACAGAAGCTGTGTGAGTACCTGCCTTAGCAGCAACACCACCGAAGTTATCAGTGCCGATTACTGGTTTAGTGTCTGTAAGAACAATAGCTGTGTTAGCTGAAGCGGCGCCAGATGAGTAAGTACCATAAAGAAGTACTGGCTCTCCTACGTTTATAGCAGTAGCGGCAGCGGCAACTTTAAATACTTTGTTCTTACTCGGTCCAACGACTCGTAAGTCGAATTTCATGGTTAATTTTTTATATTATCTATAACTTTCGCCCCTTTAGAGCAGTTACATGACAAGCATAACGGTTGAATGTTGCTTATATAGTCACTGCCTCCTTTTGACAATGGTATGATATGGTCCTGAGTTAGTTTTATTTCTGGTTCTTCTTTACCACAACCTTGACAAGTATAATCGCACCTCTTTTTTAGTTCCCGCCATTCTTCGATTGTATGGTATCCTTCTGCACCTATTCTTGAGGCTCTACGTCTTTTATTCTGAAATAAAACAAGGTCGTAGTTTTTTGCTACATATTTTCTTTTAAGTTCTCTTAAATGTTCTTTGTCTTGGCTCACTCCACCTTTCCAGTTGCTTGATAGTTCTCCAGTTTTTCCAGTGTGAGTAATGCTTAAAATTTTTCGTTGTTCGGCAGTAAATTTAACTCCAGTTCGTCTTATTGGATTTTCAAGTGTATTGTTACCCCATTTTCTGCCTTTCCATGATTTATATTTACAGTCTTTAGAACAAAACTTAGCCTTGTCTTTTCTATACTGTTGCACCCAGAAAAACTCGTAACATTGAGTACATTTAAGTTCTACTTTAGGGTTACTCATAACCACATTATACCATTGTCAAAGGTCAAAAGCAATAGTTTGCTGTTAATAATTCTCTGACTATAAGGCTATTCTTTCCAGCGTTTTTTAGATGCGGGATCGTAGTAAAAAGCTTTGCCATCTTTAAGTTTCTTAGAGTAGACCTTCTTCTCGTTATTCCACTTCATTCCTGAAGCTTTTACGGAAGCAGCGTCTGCACCATTCATCTTAGGTTCATTAGTACTACTAGAGTTCTTATGATCCCCAGAGGCATCCTTATTTACTGTTTGTTTGCTTTTGAGAGAGCGTTTAAGTTCCTCGTTAATTGCTAGTACCCTCTTATGATTTAATCCACCGACGGCAAACATCATGTCTGCCCTTGCGTCGCCTGTTGGTATAATGCGGTTTTTCCACATTTCAAAGGCGGCGTCTGCTTCATCATCATTAGAAGTTAGCTCCTTAGCGAGTTGCTTCGCCTGAACCTCCTGCTGGGATTTCTCATTAGTTTGAGAAAAGCCTTTGAGAGCTTCATTGAGTTCTGATCTAGTCAAAGGTTTGTCTTCGTCATCCTCGGCGTCATCATCTGACGCTTCAGTACGTTTCTTATCCCTTAACTTAAAAGCCAAGTCTGCGGCTTTCTTATCAGATTTCTCTCGGCGCTCACGTTCTTCATTAGCAATAGCCTTATAGTCAATGTCCTGAGTAGTTTCCTCCTTAGATTCTTCCTTAGACTCATCCTGAGTATCCTCATTAGTTTCTCCGGTTTCTTCTTCGGTTGTTTCTACATCTGCTTGTTCATCTCCAGCAGTCTGAGTGTTTTCTTCTTCTTTAGACATATATTATTGTTGTCATCGGGATTCCCCCGTGGATTAAATTTATAAGCTACTAAACGAGCATCAGCTTTACGCTGTGAATACCACCTAAGTGGCTTAGAGTGATACTGAGGGTCGATACTCAGTACCATTCTAAACCCCCTAAGGGCTTATTTAAGGTTTTTAAGCTTAGTTTTGATAATATCCCACACATACTCAATCATCTTGCCTGCCATGAGATCATCTATTGTCTGTGACTTATAGTACATCTTGTTCGCAGCGTGATACTTAACTTCGGCGTTTAATATCGTGTAAAGACCCATTCTCATAAAGGTTTGAGCTTCTGCTTTGAGTAGCCCAACCTCTCTATCGGTCAAAACCCTACCTTCTAAATACCAGACACCACCTTTGGTTTTTAGGATGTCATTACTTCCTATAGTGTGGAATAGGTCTGATACTGCCTTAGTGAGTATTGTGTGCTTATTATCTTTGGATTCTATAGCTTTGATAGCGTCTTCTATCGTTGCAAAGCCTCCAAGTTTTTCAATGATCAAGCGCTTCATAGGCTACTCAGCCTTTTTAGCGGTCTTTTTCTTCTTTGGTTTCTCTTCCTCTTCTTCTACTTCTTCTTCAACTTCCACCTCAGCGGCTACCTGTGCCTTTCTAAGTACAACTACTTTTGGTTTAGCGTGAGCGCTACCATCGTTAGTATTATAAAATGCACCTCGCTTTACATGTTCACCGTCTAAGGTAATCAAACCACCTAAGCGATCATATTCAACCAAGATTAGGGTTGGGTCGGTCTCGCCAGCTTTTCCCGCAGCTTTAATAGCTCGATCAATCTTTGGCTGGTACATCAATTCGTATTTTCCTATTTTCATATTTAAACTAAGTTATTTAATAATTAACTACATTATACCATACCTGCCTGTGTTTGTGCTAGAGCTTGCGACTTAGCTTGCGCACCTGCTTGAGTTCCATTTGGTTTTTCTCGTCTACCCATAACGTCTTCGGGGTTAGTTGGTTCGTCCACTATGTAATTATCTGCATTTTTCTTCCTGCCATGTAATAGGTCACGGATAAGCTGGTCAGGGTTTACCATAGGGTCTTGCCTTAGTAGTGTATACATTTCTTGATCCATAGCTTGCTCAAAGGCTTTATTCTTAGGGATCATAGTATCTGGCTCCACTCGAATCATATACCTAAGCTTTGAGAACAAGTGAGGGTTTATATGCTTGATAGATGAGTTCACATCAGGATAACCAGCGTCTTCCAGCAACTTGATAGACCTTTTAGTCTTTTCTTTCTGACTCATCTTCTTACCATTAAGCGCTTCAGAGAAGATTAGCTTTTTGGTTACATTCTTACCGTCCACCTTTTGATCCTCTAGTATGAAGTTTCTATAATTTATGTTGCCGGTTATCTCGTCTACTTGAGCTGTTGTGAGGTGCTGTAAGGCTATATCAAGCATCAATTGACCCACTTGAGCAACAGACTCACCTAATGTCTTACCAACAGCGCCTAGCAATACCTGCGCGTTCTGTTCGGCCACGTTTATTGCGGTAGCTTTAGTGGAAGAAGATGGTAGTTGTCCTGTTTGGGTATCAGAAATACTGTTTTCCTTTATAGAGCCTTCTACGGCTGCCATAGCGTTGTAACCGCTAGTATTATTATTTTGTGGGAAGATTTCACTGATCTTAGCGTCTGGGTTTTCAAAAGCGACAACAGTTGATGGCATGTAGATATCTGTATCTATTTGATCCACCCCTGAAACAGCTATTGGTGGCAACAAACTCATAATCTCTTTGTTCATCGTTGTTTCGTATAGAGCGTCAAGAAGGTCGTGATCCCAACCTACGTTGTTCACTAGAGACTTGTAATAATAGAAATGTTCGTTGATACGCTCATAACCAAAGGGGGTGACATCGTACTTAGGGGCATCTCGGTTGTCCCTGTGCTTCATTGGGTTAAGCTCTACGTCATCATCACCCATATAGATACCATTAACGAAAGGTATCTCGGAATCATCACGCCTACTTTGAGCTGTAACAATCTCTACCAGCTTATCGTTATCATCCTCTTTTATGTCGTAAAACAAGCCATCGTCTTCATTGTAAATTGATTGGACGCCAGGGGAAACGTGAACAAAGTTTTCGTGATCGCCAAATAGAGCTTCTGCTTCACTGTATTCTACATACCTTCTTTTAAGAATAGTCCTTTGCCTTTGGGTGTTCTGTTCGTAGGCGTTTGTTATTAAAACCTGATCTGCTGAATAGATTCTTGTATTAAAACCAGACAAGACCTCATCGAGTATTTCCTTGATTTCATACCCTGCATCAGTCCTGCACTTAATTGTTTGCATCACTTCTTTAAACTCTACACCCATAAAAGTAACGGGGTTAACTAGCATACCCATTGTACCTAGTAAGAAGTTAGGGCGGTAGTTAGAGTTCAAAGTCATCCACTCTAGCAAGTCTCGGCCAACTTCTGCCATTTCTTCATCGGATTCGTCCATGTCGTTTTGAGCAAAGACACCAGGAACTATATAGCTACTGGTAAGGTGAGCGTGCATAGCCATCGTCCTGTTACGAGCCATAGAGCGTGTACCGCGCCACTTCCATGCCTCTCTTGGGTCTTCTACGCTCTCATCTACAAACGAGTTGAAGGTTTTTTGATCCCTATTCATTCTTCCTATAACAGACATGTTGTTTAATTCCTCATAAGTTCTATGAAGAATTTCGTACCCATCATTGTACGCTCGTTTAACTAACCCTGTAAGCTTCGTTACAGAGTCACTTGGCATGTAGCCTGAAATACTTTGCGGGTTATATATGTTATCTCCTAGTATCAAGAAAGTGTGCTGGGATTACGCATCAGCTCGAAGATTATGTTTATGGTTGCATTATACCATGTTTATATACTTTAGCGCTATTTTTTGTTTGTTTTTTTGGTTCTGAAAGCTTGTTGTAGCCTTTCCAAATAGGCTTACTGACTATCGCAGACCTCTTTTCTGGTTGGATAACAGAGACAATACCATACTTAATCCCATCCATAGAGTGATCGTCAATCCCTTCGGGCTCGTTAAGTATCTTTCCATCTCTATCAGTAGCCCACAAGTAATTGTTATATTCCTTGATTGTTTCTACAGACCTTTTAGTAAGTGATATTTTCTCACCTTGCACCTTTTCAATAGCCCAACTGTTGTATGACTTATGTGGCCCAACCTTTTCCTTTCTCTTAACAGCTCCCACTATATCAACACCATAGCTCTTTATCTCATCAATGCTCTTAGGCTCTGAACTATCACCTATCACAAGGGCGGGTTCTTCTAAGTTTAGGATAATATCAGCAATGTTCTTGTTGCTCATCCCTTTACGGTAGGCGATCTGGTCAAATATGTATCCACCATTATAGGAATACATAGCTTGAATGGTCGCGGGGTCATTAGTATAACCAAAGTCCACTACATAACGTATCAGCTTAGCTTCATGGGGTACCTCATCAATAAACTTCCAGCCAGTATATATACGACCTTCTACCTCACCAAGTAAGCCTAGACCGTAAACCCTCCACCAACCAAGACGATTCTTGCGTTGTTCAATAGACTTAACAATCTCAGGCGGGCAACCTTCATTGTCTTTATAGGTGAGGATTATGTGGTCAACATCGTCTCGTGAGCCAAGAACATCATTGTAAAACCAAAATTCAATGGTTGGGTTCCAGTCTAAGAACACAAACTCCTTAGTACGAACCTCAAACTCATCAAAGGATTCAAGCGCCATGTTGTTACATTCGTTCATAAACCCTCTGTCACGCCGTCCACCTCTAAGCTTTTCCGGTTGATCTGACCCAAAAAACTCTATCTGTGAACCTGTTTCGAAGGTGTAGATACTATCGGTAGCATTCCAGTGAGCATCACCCCAATACTTATGCTCTTTCATTATCTTCTTGAAGTCCCTTAAAGCTCCTTTCTTTAGGTGAGGTAATGATTCAGCCACAACACTAGTCAAAGTTGACTCTGTGTCTGTTTGAGCAAGAGAAATAAGAATAATAAGGATTGAGATTGTCTTTGAAGCACTTGTATTGTGAGTTATTGTAAAATCTTCCAAAAGAAAAAGATGATTGCCATCTAATTCAAAACCGTAATAATTGTCAACACCTTTCTTTTCTATCTTTAGGGTAGACCGTAATACGCTTCTTGAGACCACTTTGTCACATTTTTTCCTTTCTATTTTTACAGGTACTTCTCCATAATCACTACAGAATATCCCTACTGTATAGACTTCACATTCATAAACTGTTGCATCTTCCCGCTTCATTGTAGCTATCCTTGCGTGTACAGTTGTGTTGTATCCCAATGACCGAGACAAGGTTGCTATATCGTCAGCAAGTATCTTATTTTTCTGAGTAATATAATACCCTTTAGTTTCCTTTGTCAGATAATCTCTTGAGAGGCATCCGTCGCTATCAATAAGACCTGCCAATACTTTTAAGCGAACTTGTCTACTGTTTTTGATAT